AGCCAAAGTATAGGTTGCTTTTCTGTGCAGCCATCATTGAATCATCTGGCAATCCAGAAGCAATAACAACTTTAACACCATCATAAGATAATGCTCCATTGTTCCACCATTGTGTTCCTTGTGCGTTAACACCAGCAGCTCCCAAGCCATTAGCTCCAAATCCACCTAAAGCTCTAACGTATAATTTAGCTGCTTTTCTTGAAACGTAGATATACAAATCTTCTTTTCCATAAACGCCGCTAGGTATTGCTGTAACCACCTTACCCATTTCATCTATAATATTCGAAGCATTTAAGGGTGAACCAGATACTGCAACAGTTCCAGCACCACCAGCAGTAGCTAAATAGTAGAACCCGTCGAATTCTCCAGCATTGGAATTTTGCCCCGACCAGATGTTCTGCTCTGTTTTCTCAGCAACCAATCCAGCAACGTGTGCTAGGATGAAATCAGAAAATGCAGGTGGCAAGTTATCATAGGCTGAATAACCCATTTGAACCGCTTCCCAATCACTTCTAAAATCTTTTTTACAAAGATTCAAGTTAATCTGAAATTCTTCAGGTTGTAAAATTCTTTCTGTTAATGTTAAAGTTCCAGTTGGTGTGAAATCACAAGTTGCATCTTTGATAACGTTTGCATCAGTTGCTACTTTCTTTAAAACCTCTTTGAACTTAACATTAGGTTTTACGGTAATTAAACCGTTTTCAATTGTTGAACCACTCAATAGAGCTGCAGAAATGTACTTTCCAGCAAATTCACCAGCGTAAGTTGAAGTGATTGAAGTTGTTGTCGCCATTTTTCTTTTTTTTAATTAATTACTAGCTATTTTACTAAAAACTCTATCCATTGTAGTTTCAGTACGTTTTTGCCCAAATAAAAACTTCCCTTTTTTGTTTTGCTCAGTTTCAGGATTGTGCTTTATTGGTTCAACTGCTTCCTCTTTGGTTGCAGATAATTCAGTTTCTTGAAGTTCTTCTTTTACTTCTTCTTTAACTTCTTCAGTTGCAGTTTCTTCAGACATTTCATCTTTATGTTTGCCCATTTCATCAATCATTGCTTTGATCTCATCAACTGCTTTGTTAAATTCTTCTTTGGTAACATATCTCATTTCCTCTTTCTCTTCATCTTTGTGGTCAGCAGCTTCAACTTCTTCTTTTTCTTCTTCCTCTTTCTCTGCTTCAACCTCTTTAATTTCTGAGATTAACCCTTCTTCTTTAACTACAAGAACCATATCGTTCTCTAGTTTGTATTCACCAACTGGAAGTGCAATTTGTTCTTCTTCTGATTTTATGAAGATTGCTTCACCAGCTTTAAATTCTTCAGCCACCAATACAGTACCGTTTTCAAGTTTCATTTCAGCAAGATTTACTGTTTCTTCAGCAAGTTCTACACCAACTATGCCTTTTATTTTGTTTAGAATTTCTGTCGCTTTCATACTTTTAAATGTAATTGTATACTATTAATGTAAAAAAAAGTGCAAAGTGTTATACCCAACACTGTTATTATGCCTGTGTTTTACCTATTCCCTGTGCTCCAATGCTACCATCACAGCAAGAAATACTGTATCTTTTACCATCTTTACATAAACAACCCCTTCTTCCACCTTTTGGAGATGTTCTACTTGGAATATGTGTTTCTTTTTTTCTTCTTTTAGTTTTCATTCTATTTGTTTTTAGGTGATTTTGGATGCTTGGCTGGTAACAGATCAAAGTCTCCAGTGTATTTTGGGTTTTGTGGTCTGCCATTTCTTACTAAATACAAGTATGCATTCACTCTTGCCTGTGCCCAAGCTGTTGGTGATTTAATTCTAGGACTGTGACTAGTGTTGAATGCTCCTAAACCTCTTTGAAATACTGCTTTCAATTGCCCAATAGTAACACCATAGCCAAGTTTCTTTTTATACCTTTCATTAAAATCATCAGATTTCTTTTGTAGTGCTGCTTCATCCTTCTTGCTAACCTTTGCACCTCTGCTTGTAGATGCATCACCCTTTGCTGTGCCTTTGCCTTTTGGATTTGGGTTTGGAGTCCCTGACTTTGGAGCTTTAGGACTTTTTCTAATTCCACCTCTTTCTCCTATTTCAGCCATTTTTACACATTTGCCTTCCTTGTTTTTTTTGTAACCCTTTGGGCATTTGTGTTTGTACATATCATCTTTAACGTGATACTCACAAGGCATATACCAAGTCTTTCCTTCAAACTCGTGTGTGTGGAATCCTTTACAACCTATATTCCTTGCCATTTCTTCAGCTTTCTCTTGTGTTGAGTATGCCAACCTATCATCAATGATTGCAAACTGATCATCAATAACCATTGAAGCAAGTTCAATTTCACCTAGTTCTTTTAATTTGCTTTTGCTCCATCTCAACGCTGCCTTACCACCCCACAATAAATAACTGATAGTTCCACAAGCTTCTGTGTTGCCTTCATCATAATACTCTCCAGCCCTTGAAAGAAAACTATACATTCTTTTTATAGTATCTACACTTACAGCACGACCAGCAGCCAAGTCAGCACTACGCATCTTTCCCACATCAGTTGCACATTTATTGCCTACCTTTTCATTTAATTCTCTACCTCTTTTTGCATTGTTGCTAACTGCTTGAGGATAATCTGTAAAGCTTTGTAATTCTGTTTTTTTGGTAAATAAGTTTTTAATTTCTTCAATCTTTTTTAATGCTTCTTGCTCTTCAGCATCAATTGCACTTAGCTTTGCTTTGTCAGCAAAATAGCCTTCAATGCTAAAGCCTTTTACTTTGCCAGTCTTTACAAAATCATTCCAAATCTCATTATTATTTACCTTCATTGAAATCATCCAAGTACCCTCTGGAACATCTAAACCATACAAGGAGCTTTTATCTTTTTCTTTGTTTTCTACAATCCAAGATTCTACAACTGTTAAATTGTTTACTTGCATTTTGTGTTCTAGGGTTGCATTATTCTGATTGCCATTTTGAAAAAACAACTCACTTGCTTTTCTTACAGTATCAGCAGAAAAATATACATAATACTCTTTTTCACCTTGCTTGCGATATATCGGACGGTTTGGAATAAGGGCTGCTCCCATTAATATTTTCTTTTCATCATCTACTTTTGCAAGTTGTATTTCTTGGCTTTTAAGTGCTACAAAATCACTTTCAATTGCTGGCGCTTCCACGATGCTTACTGCTTCAATTCCAGTGATTTCATCTTCTTCATCCAGAAGAAGTTCAATTATTTCCATTTTTCTTTCCATTGCTTTTTTATTTAAAATGTTGCTGTATCTATTATGTTGTTTTCTAATGCTTGTGCAGATGTTACATCACCACTAACCACAAATGCTTTTATTGGTGTGCTGTTCTGCTGTCCTAATGCTTGTGCTACTTGATTAAATCCTGATTGCCCAACCACATTGAATGCTGGAGCTTGTGAACCTAATCCACCAGCAGCACCTCCTAAACTTGAACTTGGTGCTGAAGAACCTCCACCTCCTGAAGATTCAAACCTAGTTTTTGCTATTGCTGCAACCTGTGCTGCACCTAAAGCAGCAGCTATTCCAGCTTCTACAAACTGTGCGCCTGTAGCTAATTTAATTGGATTACCACCAGCAGTTAATGCAGCAGTTACTGATAAAGCAGTATTAACTAATGCTTGTGCAATGCTTAAAGCTTTATTTATTTTAAATGCCTTTTTTTGTTCTGCTTCATCTGCTCCAGCAAAGGCAGTAACAAGCTGACTGATTGCACCAAGAGCATCAGAAGTCATTTGTAACTTTTTTTCTAAAACAGTTTGTTCTCCTTTAATTCTTTCCTCATTTGTTTTCTTTTCTTGTTCTGCAATTTTCTTTTGGCTATCTTCAGCAATTTTATCATATTTATCATTAATTGCTTGTTCTTGTTCTCTAAAATATTCTTGAAGTCTTAATTTTTCTTCCTCACCAAGTCTTGTATCATTTAGTAATTTAAAATATTTTTCATTCAGGTCATCAATCTCATTTTGCTGTGCTGTTTGTTTTCTTCTTCTAGCTTCTTCATCTAATTTTTCAATCTCAGCAAACAGTTCACCCTCAAGCTTTGCAATGTTTTGGATTCTTTTTCTTTCTGCTTTTATTCTTTCTTCTGCTAATTTTTGTAATCTTTTTCTTTCTTTTTCTGCTTCATCTTCAGAAATAATTTCTCTTTTTTCTGTTTCAACTTCTTTTGCTTCTGTAATTTTTTGTTCAGCAGCAATTGCCATTTTTTTAGTTCTTTCATTTACTCTTTCAAAAAAACCTAATCCAGATTCCCTTCTTTTTTCTGCAATACCATTCCAGTAAGCAATACCCTCACTACTTTCTTTTATGCTTTGAATAGTTGCTTCTTTACTTTCTTCTAATGCTTTTTTATCAATTGCTTTTCCAATAAAAGGAATTTCAGCTACAACACCTTTTAAGTTTAAAAATCCTAATACTATGCTATCTATTGCAATACTTGCTGAAAGTTTTAAATTATGAAATACAGCAAACGATTCATTAAACTCTGAAATAAAAGCACCAAAAAAGTTTGACATTTTTGTAATGCCTGTTAAAAAGCTTGTTGCAAATTGAACAAATAATCTTGCTATTTTAGAAAACAATCCACCTCCATCTTCAATAGATAAAAGAAAACCCTCAAATGCTGAACTTAATTTTGTAGTATCACCAGCTAAATTATCAAGCCTAACCTCTGCCATTGCTGCTGCTGCTCCTTCTGATTCTTGTAAGCTTACAGTAAGTTTATCAATATCCTCTGACTTGGATGCTAAATTCAATAAAGACTTTGCACCAACCTGACCAACTAAATCTATTGCAGTATTTAATCCA